ATTTAGAAATATTAATTGTGTTAGCTGCTAAGTTATTCAAATCTTCTCTTAGTAGAGGAAACCCGCCAGCCTGATAATTGTTATGAACGGTAAGGGTTTCTTTATCGGTATCTACGAAAAGTTCGCCTTCTGCTCCAGTAACAGATGAGAGCGCGGCTGTTGTCCCTCTTCGTACTTGTACTATTTTTGCCATTTATTAACTCCCAATGAATTCGATTAGCAATGTATCTTTATCTGTATTTGTAACAGAACTTGTTGAAGCTGTTTTTAGTCTAAATTCAAATGTATCATCAAACGAAGCTGATTCAATCCAAGATACTGTTGCATGATAACCCGTCTCTAAATCATAGTCAGAATAACTTAAGTGAGAACCATTTTTCCAAACTTGTAATGTACATGCTACAGATGGTTTAATTTTTATCTCAAACTTAAAATAGCTATTCGTTACATCTTTATTTATAGTAAATATTTTATTCGAATCAGAAAGAGTGATATTACTTACACCGACTTCAATAGCATTATCAAATGATAATCTAGCTGCATTTGAACCAGTAGTGTCACATCCAGTCATTGTTTCAGCATTTGATCTAAAAAAATTATATTTTGTATTTACTAAGTTAGTTCCAAGGTTAGACATATCAGCTCGTAACATTGGAATACCGCCACCGGTAGATCCGTCATGTGCTACAAGAGCTTTATCTGAATTTTGTGATATATCACCGGCTGCTCCAAAAGCAGTTACTATTGCTGGTCCCCAGTCTTCAGAACCTGATGCTGTATTCCAGTCATAAGTACCAGAATCTGTATTCCAGTCTTCGGCTGTTTCAAATGTTCCTGATGGATGAGCAATAATATTACCATTTGCATTTGATCCACCAATCCCAGCCCAACCTTGACCAGTATAGTATTCAACTGAAGTACCTGTAGTCTCATCAGCACCAGCAAGATTAGATGTATTTACTCGAATATAACCAAGAGTTTCAGCTGGTGGTGATTGTACTGGAATAACGTTAGCCATTCCCGTTTGTCCATGTTGAATAACTACTTGACTATACGGATAATTATCTGGAATTGTAAATACTATTGTAGATGGTGAGCCAACAGCAGATGCTGTAGATCCTTGAGTACCTGAAGTAATACCTTCAGCTGCTGTTAAAGCATATACATTCATAGGATCATTTGAATCTGTTTTTTCAGTATGTCTTAAGAATAACCCATGACCAACTGTTTGGTTAGTGAATGTATATGTTGACCCTTTAAAGAATACAAGTGGAGAAGTGTCAGTGACATTAGTTGCAGCAGTTGTTCTATTATAATTTGCTGCCCATGTCCAAAGCCAAGGTTCATTTTGTAGAAAGCCAGGATCATTAGATGGTACGTTGGCTGTAACATTCAGATCAAAGGTTACTACTTCTCTACCACCAGCAACTGTAGTTGGCCTTTCAGTTGTTGCACCAACAGGAAGTTTCAAACCACCAGCATCAAGACCAGTAGCATCACTATACCAATCACAGTGATGAAGTGCAACTACGTTATTTGCTATTGCTGATGCTGTGATTTGATCTAATGCCATTATGGTTTCTCCGGCCACACAACATCATCCAATGATGTGTAGGTATTTGTTATATCTCTTAATGCTTGTCTGTATGTTTTCATTGCAGTAGGAATGTTTGTTCCCAACTCTTTATGCATAGTGACAACCCAATCTGTTTCTACGAGTTTAACGTTTCGTGCTTTTCTTAGATGAACAATCTTTTCATCTTCAATACGAGTATCATCCGATTTCCATTCGGTCAAGAGAGCTTTTCTCTCATCTTCCGTATAGTCAACTTTTTTTCCATCAAATATGTAAAAAGTTGGAATATCTTTAAGTGTCCATGCCATATCTTCAATATTCCCTAAACATTATAATGATTAATACCAAAGAAAGTGAACCTTGTAGAACCAGCAAAATTTCCTCCAGTTGTTCTAATTTTACAATGAGTATATTTATTAGTACTATTCTGCATTTGACCACCAATAACTTCTACTTCTTGGTTTGCTGGAGATTGTTTCATCAATAATCCACTATATGAAATTCTTTTATTTGTTGTATTAGCAGTTCCAATACCACCAATTAAAAAGTAACCATTTGTACCAGCCGCAACATTACCCCAATGATTATCAATTAAAATAGCATCAGTACCGGCGCTATTATAACCAACGAGATTTGATGTATCATTTACAAATAAATCATAGTAAATATAATTCATCACAGTTCCATTAGTTGTTCCGTCATTTGCAGTTCCAAAGTTTATTCTAATATTTGCACCAGTAGAAGTAGCTTCAACATTATTAAAAAAGACCATAACTTGTTCGTATGAACTTAAATCTTGAATAAATGCATTTGTTCCAACTGGATTTACTGTTATGATATGTTGTAAACCATTAAACTTCTGTGGCATTGTCAAAGTTTTTGAAGAAAGATTTAGTGAACTTGCAATTTCAGTAGCGTCAACTGCACCAGCACCAATCTTTGCATTTGTAATTGCATCATTAGCAATCTTTGCAGTAGAAACAGCGCCATCGCTAATTTCGGCTACCGTAATAGCATTAGCAGCAATGTCATCTGCTACGATAACATCGGCTCCGATTTTAGACGTATCTACAGCGTTTGCTCCGATCTTTGCGGTCGAAACAGCGCTATCTGCTATGCCTTCGGTGGTAACTTTAGTGAACGTCACGACTTACTTCCTTAGGAAGGTTCAGTCGGCCAAGTTACATTACCAAGAGTAGTTCCGTCCCAAGTAGGGGATGCACCATCAGGAAGATCACGAAGAGCTTGACGATATGTGGTCCATGCTGATGCCATAGTAACATCACTGTTTCCCATCCAATCAGACTCTGCTAATTTAGCATCACGTTGACGACGTAGCTCTTTCATTGGAGCTGCATTATCAATTTCTGTCATTTTAGCTTCGATCGCGGACCAGGTGGTACCCCAGTCAGCTGGATCAGATGATTCAATAGCTGAACCATTTGCATCTGCGCCAGTTACTTTACCAAACATTTCTGCAAATTCGGCTTCACTAGTAGGTTCTCCACGGAGGACCCATTCTGTAATTCCAAGTTCTTGGAGTGCTTCTGCAACACTTGCCATAGTTTTTTCTCCTTAGTTAAAAATTCTTACGTAGTTATTTATATAAGTTTAGCCTTTGATTTCTTGACATATCATAACCATATTACCTGCACTTGATTCACTATCAGTTTGATTTACTGTTCCACCCCAAGACATCTCTTCGTTTTGAGTTGCTCCGCCTTTTGGTAAAGATTTATTTGCACTACTTTTTGTTCCTTGAATTCCAAGTCCTTTTACTGAATACGTAATGGCGCTTGTAGTGCTCGGTGAATCTAAATAATTAAATGATATTGGAGCTCCTGGACTATAACTATTGTATACAAATTGGCAACTTACTGCAAATGCTTTATTATTTTCACTTGCTCCACCAGTACTAGTTCCAATAGGTGTTCCATCTCTTAGTAACCAAAAACCAACATCATTGTTATTACCATACTGCCATGAACCATGAAACATAATAAGAATCTTACTTGAAGCTGAAGATGGAGTAATAGTAACAGATGCTGGACAACTAACTGCATCGCCGTTTGCTCCTGGTGTTGCTATTGTTTTTGCTGCCTGCCAATCCTGCACAGTTTGTATTACGCTACCTGCTGCTGGATCAGGAACTTGAGTTGACGTTAAAGCACCTGTTAAACTTCGATTATTAATTTTTGTTAATGGCATGTCCTTATCCTATTACGTTGCTTGTATTAAGTAGCCCATGAACCATGACATAGTTTGTGATCCACCATCTGCACCAGTATTTGAAGTATTGGTAATTGACGTAGCAGTACCTCCATTACCATTTACTACAATATCAATATAGTCATTTACAGCACATTGGATAATACCCATTGCTGACCACCCATAATCATTTACGTTTTGCTGATTTTGCCCTTGAGACATAACACCAGCGCCATTTCTTCTAATTAGCATATCGGTTCTACCGTTTCCCATATGCGCGGTTCTGACATTTGCGCCAACCCAATAGTATCCTGCCACTGGTGCAATCATTCTATAATTACTTGTACTATATACACCTGATGGATCTAATCCTGCACCAGCACTAGTAGTGTTGTATTGCACAACAGTGTTTGTAGCATTTGGTAAAGGTTGATTCGCAGTCATTGTTGCAACAAATGGATACTTGTTATCTGGAGTTGTACCATTTGGAAAAGTAACTACTCCAGTACTATTAATAGTAATAGCAGTTGTGCCAGTATTATTTTGAATTTGATCTACTTTTAAGATACCGGTCATTGTGCAATCTCCCAAAGAGTAATAGATGATTGAGCACCAGAATCAGTATATGAATTACCAGCAATCTTTCCTAAGTGTATCGTTCCACCTTCTGAACTTGCCCAAAGAGCAACGTTAATTTCAGCACCAGCAGCAGCTGATGGAGATATTTGTCTTTGAACACTAGCAATAAACGGCCAATATTGTGTCCCCTGTGTTCCAGCTGGATGCGTATCAGCTGCTAAAAAGGCTGCCATTCCACCACCAACTGTTTGTCGTGAAAATACATATCCTCCAGTGTCTGTATAATCTGATGATGAATTACTAGCACTACCAGTTTTCCAACCTAAAGCAAAGGCATGGTCGACATCATTATATGAGCTCGGATGACCCGTTGAATAATAAACTTGAGCCATAATAAAACTATTAGCAAGTTTTGTTGTTATCGAATAATCAATAAATTTAGCAACTCCTGAATTTATCGACGTATGTGCATTAAAAGTATTATGAACACATTGCACAACACTTCCAGGCGAATAAATTGATGCGCTATCAGTCCCTACAATCTTTTGACCAGTCGGTACAGTAATTTGAGATGCATTGTTTGCGCGAATGTTATCGGTATAAAGCGTACTCATTGCGCAATCTCCTGAAGTATTAGAGTCTGCGGATAGTTTGTGCCATAACAATAATAGGAGTTAGAAGATGAACTATTTCCTCTAAAGTATATTGTATATGTTATTGCACTTGTTGTTGCAGGATTATCGAGAATATTAAATCCAATAGAAGACCAACGACCACTAGATGATGCACCAGCAGAGTGCAAGGTAAGACCTTCACCGCTTGCTGCTAAATTTGTGCTACCTCTATACACTGTTCTATATTGATGAAGGTTGTTTCCTTCATTATACACAGTTCCCATGTGCTGAACTAAAATTTTACTATTTGCAAATTTTGGTGTAATTGTTGCACTATGTCCAGTTGTGTTAGTATTTGTTGACGCCATAAATGTTTGCGTATTGAATGTAGAATATATTGTTTGAAGTACTTGACCAGGTGCAACAATAGATCCACTATCAGTCCCTACAATTTTTTGACCGGTTGGAATCACGATCTCATTTGCATTGGCACCAGTTGGTACGCCTCGAATTGTGGTTACTTGTAATTCACTTGCCATCTATATCACCGTTAATGTTCCGTCGATAGTCACTGTCGCATCTAAGCGAACTGGACCAGCAACGAATGCGTTCTTTGTACTTGCAATTGTTACATTTTGATCTATCACTGCATCGTTAACTCGAATAGGAGTATCATCTGCTACCAAACTTGATCCTAACTTATTAGTATTTATAGCTCCGTCAGAGACTGTTGTGGTATTACCTACTTCGCCCATAGCTGTAACAAAATCAACCACGTCGGCTGCTACTAATGCAGCACCAAAGGTAATGGTTGAACCATTTACTGTATAACCTACTCCAGGCTCCTGCATAACACCATTGACTGAAACCAAAAGGGATTCAGCATTTGAAGGCTCAAACGCAGCAGAGTTATAGGTTAAGCTATATGCACTTGACCCATCGGTAGTAATACTATCCAGTTTCTTAAACTCACCTGACTTAGGGCTTTTTCCAATAAAAGGCATAATTAGTCTCCTAGTCCAGCAAGATATGCTTTTCCTGCCGATACTGATACATGAAAGTCATTTAAGTCTTCGTCACTTTCTGTGACCATTGGAAGACTAAGTTGGTATTCAATACCATCTATAATCTCTTTAATTCTAGTTTGATCTTGATTTGAAGTAGATACCATATGATCTAAATAATCGCAACCATTTGTTAAATCTGTAATGTATTGAGTTAAGCTAGCCATATTAATACCCATTCTCATTGTGCATACCAGTCATAGCACCAGCATACCAAAATATATTATCAGCATAAAGTGTTTGTGAAGAGTTAGTTTGTGGAACATCACCATTACCATTTGATGGTCTCATTTCAAGAGTCATTCCATTACCACCTCTGCCAGTTACATCTAAAACACGGGCTGGTTGATTGGTATTTTGATGAACAGATCCTCTAAATCTAAATCCACCATCATCTTCAGCGTCTTGATCTGAACCAGCTCCATACCAATGAAGAGAACTAGGACCAGCAATTGGTTGAACTACTGTATTAGCTGTTACATCAAAAACTCTCCAGGTCCAATAATATGTACCAGAACTAATATATCCAAAAAAAGTTACTGATAACATATTTGCAAAGTAACTTTCTAATGTCGAGTTAACTGGTAAAGTTAGAGTGTCAGACACTGTTCTCCAACCTGATCCAGCTGCCGAAGCAACCGAAGCATCCCAAGAAAATAACATTGAGCCTAATGTTTTTGTTTTTGGATGAGTAATAGCGTTGTTTGCAATTTTATCAGTAGTAATGGCATTAGAAGCAATTGCCACGCCATTTACCGCATTATTTGCAATCTTTGCGGTTGTAACTGAGTTATCTGCAAAACTTGCTGAATTTAATACTGATCTTGTCATATCTTTATCTTACCTTTAGTCCCCATATATATGAATAGTTTGGATAAACGCGAGCTTTTGGGTGTTCATTCATATAAAGTACAGGTTCATAAATATCATTTGTATTTAAGTAACGCAAGTGTGTAAACTGAGGACTATCCACAGTTGTTGCAACTGTAGCAGTTCTACCATGCATACCATAATCCGCTAAGTTATTTCCATTGACCAAACTTAAAGTATGAATAAATGGATCACCAGATGTGCCTCCACCTAAATCTGCATAAGCAAAAAAACCAAACATATAATAACCTGCACTAGGCGCAGTAAATTTACCTGTATTAATATTAAAGTTTGTTCCGCCAAAGTTTCCAGGATAGTTTGTTGCTGAATTCCAACCAAAGTCAATTATACCACGATCTCCAATTGATGAACTAGTTGAGTTAGTTGTACCAACACCCATATTATACCAACCAGTTTGATTACCAGTTTGCCAAGATGAAACACCCCCTCTGTATATAAATCCAACACTGCTAGGCATTCGAGCTTCAGCTATAGTTCCAGTAAGTTTACTTGCTGCCATGGCAGCAATATTAGAATCTGGTACCGATAATCCAGTATGAAGATGAGCCGTAGTTATACTATTGTTTGCAACCTGGCTTGTTCCAACAGAACCAGCTGGAGGATTAATTGATCCAACTGATTGTCCTTGATAAATTAGGTAACATGAATCAGATGAAGTAACAGCTGCTGTAAAGGTAATCGTATTTCCAGTTGCAGTATAAGACGTAGTAGGTTCTTGACGAACGTTATTAATAAACACCTCAATGTCAAATTCATTCGTTACACTTCGATTCAAAGTGTATGCAGTACTTCCATCGCCAGTAATTGTTTGCTTGGCGAGTGACTTATATTGCTCAGCTGGTGTACTACCTAGAAATGGCATTATGCTGTAAGCTCCAAGATTCCTACGGTTACGTCTAATGCAGTAGCTGTTCCAGCTCTTGCCGCCAAGACATCTCCTGCTTCTAAAATATATTTTTGACCCGCCAATACTTCAAGTGTTGTATTGCCAGGGATTCCTACATCCGATAAAAGTTCGGCTGTTGTACTTGCCGATGTATCAGTAAATTTAATCTTTGCTGTAACTTCACTACCTGTTTTATTTGCAATTGCCACACCAAGTATAATTGATGTTGTGCCAGATGGTGCAGTGTAAATAGTTGAATCACCAGAATTATTAACACTGACTACTGATGCGTTTTTAAAGACTTCTGCCATGATTTCCTACCCTAGTGCTATTGAAAGTGCTATTGCCGTACCTTTACGGGCTAGCGTATTATTAAAAGCTGTTTCTAATTTAGCAGCTGTAATTTGACCGTCTCCTACTGTAGCTTCATCTCCAAGTCCGGAAAGAGCTACTCCAAAGAATGCTGTACCAGCAGCAGGAGCAGTTGTAAACTGTATTTGTGAACCACCACTTACTACNTTATAAGCAGTATTNGGTTCTTGCATTACGCCATTTATTGAGATAAGGAGTTGAGTAGCAGATCCTACATGAAACGCAATACTACCACTAGTTAAATTAAACGTGGTTGTGCTGCCGTTAAATGTCGGTGCATCAATTTTTCTAAACTCACCCTTAGTGGGCTGGTTACCTATATAATTTGCCATCGAGTTCCCTATCCGTCGATATTACTATTTATAATTTAATTTCATACGCGTGCATATAATTTTGTCCGTTTGAATGCGCGTAAAAATTATTACTTCCGGAATATTTTTTCATTCTATAACTATAATTAATTTGTGAAGTACTATTATGAGTGCTATCAATAAAAGAGCAATGTAACCTATCATAGGTATTATCTGAACCATCAGCTCCAGAAGCATATTCTCCCATTTTTGAATTCAATCCGGCCCCTGCAATGTTTGTAGCACTTCCACCTGAAAGTGTTCTAAAAAAAGTCCAGTCCATATAAGGTGATCCAGTTTGTGCATGAACAAACCACTCAGCAATTACATAGATTCTACTATTTGCATACTTTGGCACAATATTAACATTCATACTACTAATTTCAATATATGAAGAAGAGCTCGAAGACCAATGGCCGACTCTTAAAACTTCTGTATATTGATGTTGTATAATTGTACCAGTTGGAAAGTTAGTATGATCTATGCTAGTTAAGAAGTTACTACCATCAGTTAACTTTGAAGTTGCAATATTTTTTGGTGTGATAAGTGCCATTAGACCGCGATCTCCGTAGCTGTTAATGTAGCAATACCATCGTGTGACAACTGAAGAGACGCATTACTATTATAGCAACTTACTCTAAAGTCTAACGTCATTTGAGTTGTTTGTCCAGCTGTAAATAGCCATCTACAAGATTCTGATTGGTACATACCACTCAATTGAGTATCTGAATATCTAAATAAAACTGCGTCATGGTTACCACCAACAGTTAAAAGATTCGATCCGTCTTTTCCGAAAAAACCATTAAGACCACCTCCACCGGCAGACATATTCATTCTAAATTGGCCAGTCCATTCAAGAAGAATCTTTGAGTTAGCATATTTTGGTGTAATGTTTAATGATTGAACAGTAACTGCAGAACCAAATCCACCAACAGTACTTACGTTAAGATAAGCAATATCAACTCCCTGAGTATTAGTATCGTTACCTATAGTCTTTGTGTCGTACGCAATTTGAATTGGATGACCAGGAATATGAACACCAGAGCCGACGTTGAGTTCCTGTACTTTATTAACATACATCGTACTCATTGTGCAATCTCCGTTATTTCAAAATAGTATGGTCCATTATTGTGAATAAAATAAAATGAATTAGCTCCACTTTCTCTGGCAAATAACATAGCATATGTTATTTGTGTACCGGCTGCAGCATTAGGTGAATCGCTATAGTGAAACGATAAAGGAAAATATTGATTATCATAAGAACTTGATCCAATACTTAGATCAACATATGAACTTCCATTATAAGAACCTCCAGTTTGTACTCTAACGCTTCCACCATTCATCGCTCTTTCAAGATTTACGAATCCAATAGTGCCTGCCTGTGTGTGCATCATTCCATGCCAAGCAACAATACAAAATACACTATTACTTTCTTTTGCTGTAATAACTCCTCTCAAAAAATTAGAGGTAACCATTGTACTGGAAGTAGTATTTTCATGACCAGATGCAACCCCTTTTACTATTACTTTTTGAATGGTATGACCTGGTGCAACAATAGATCCTGCATCTGTTCCAACTACTTTTACTCCAGTTGGAATCGTAATATTACCAGAACCTGAGACCGTGGAGATATTATCGGCTTTGATTATAGATGTCATTGCGCGATCTCCTGCAAAACAATGGTTGACTTATCGGCATCAATAGATACATACCAGTTGTTACTTCCCGATTGCCGCCCGACTTGAACATTATATGAAATCTGATTTGTTGTTGCTGGACTATCTAGAACATGACAGACATAATATTCGCCATCACCTACAGAAGCTTCATTATCAGAAAGACCATATCTTGCAATTGCATGAATATTTGTAGTATCTCTGCGTGTTCGAACAATAGCGTTACATCCCTGTTGAGTAAATAACCTCATTGTTACGTTTACTAAAATTTTACTAGTTGCAAATTTTGGAGTAATATTTAATGCCATACCACAATCAAAATATGTTCCAGTATTAGAACCACCAACAACTTGCGAAGTTGTTTCATGGTACACTGTTTGAATCACGTGTCCTGGTGCATGCAAAGTCTGACCAGCTGGAATACTAATTGTGTTGGGTGTTGACCCAGCCGCTAATCCTTTAATTTGTTCTACTGATACTATTGACGCCATTTATACCACCGTGAATGATCCGTTAACTACAATTTCTGAGTTAACTGAAATTGGCCCTGCAACGAATGCATTTTGAGAAGCGCCAACTGTTATATTACTATCTATCGAATTACTATTTATACGTACCGGAGTAGCTGTAACTCCAATGGAACTTGCAAGCTTAGCTGGTGTAATTGCTCCATCCGAAACTGTAGCTACGTTATGAGCTGAACCTAACGCTAATATAAAGTCAATAGAGTCTGTTGAGGCAAGCGCCGATGCAAACGTAATGGTCGATCCACTTACCGTATATGAACTACCTGCTCTTTGCATTGTACCATTTACTGATACCAAAAGTTGTTCTGCTTTATATTGAGTTACCGAACTTGAATTTACTTGTAAAGTATATGCAGTTGACCCATCAGTTACGATGGTGTCTAACATTACGTGATCTCCAAATGATGGTTGGTTACCTATAGTACTCATTTATTGTTTCCTAACTTTATTCATATTATTTAAGTTCCTATCAATATACCATGAAAATAACCATGACGAGAAACTAATATTCCACCGCCGGAAACGGCTGAATTAAGTGCTACAGCAGGTCTAACGTGCTGTCCTTCAAATAATTTAATAGTTACTGTAGACCCAAAAGCAGAAGTTTGGTTATTAGCAGGATCTGAACGAGTAAATCCTCTTGTTCCATGACCTGTATTATCAGTAAAAGCAACGTGCTGCTCATCCCAAGGCCTTGCACCAGCAATATCACTAAAAGTATCATTTACGTCTGTTATATAATATGTAGTATCAACATGAGCTGCTGTAGCAACTGACATTAACATAGAAGCACTAAATTCATAAATTCCTGTAACTGGCACTTGATATTTAGAACTGCCTCTTGTTGTACTAGTTGTAAATCCTGTAGTATTCATGCCATGTACAGCACTAAAAAATGGGCAGCAAAAAACACCATCGGAGTTAAAGGAAGTTGGGCTGCTTGTACTCCAATTATGATTCATTGTGCTTGGCGATGTAACTGGGTTGACAGCTTCAAAATGAGGTCTAGTAATATAAGTTCCATCATTTCTCTTAAAAAGCTGGCTGCCAGTTGAATCTAATCCAAGTGGTGCAGTATACATATGAGTTGGTATTTTACTAAGTGCCATGTCTTTATCCTACTAAATAACCATTACAACGACCATAAGTACCGCCCATATAAAATATAGTACTATCATTATTCCTAAAATTTATTTGATCATTTGCAGCTAGGTCTATAAGTATAGAGCAATGAGCTTGACAGTAGTTACCAGATTCATCCATTCTTGCTTCAGCTACAGTTGATCCATTTTTCCTAATTTGAAGTCTAGCAACAGTACCATTTGCATTATTTTTAATTGAAAAAGCTGAAAAGTAATATCTACCTGAAACAGGAGCAGTAAAAATTCCAGTAGATGTATTAACGTGATTACCACCATTATATCCAGCATTAAGAATAATGTCTGTGTTTGCAGCTACCATTCCACCATTTACACTTGTAGTCATGCCAAATGCCGGCTGGTTTGGCATTGTAACCCGACCATAATTATCAGCTTTAATTGATGTAACTAAATTACTTCCATTTCTGGACATAATTTCTGTATAGTAGTTACCACTAGTTCCGACAGTAGCTGCACCTATTCTTATTTCACCACTGTTTGGATGTACTGTAAAAGCTGCTTTTGGATCAGTTCCATAAAATAATTTATAGCCATCTCTTGATGTAAGACCAACATCTTGATGTACAGTAGATAAAGGGGTTGATGTTCCAATTCCTAATCTATTATTTATTGGATCAAGAGTAATTGGATTCAAGGCATTTGTATGAAACTTTGAATGAGTTACTGACCCGTCGTCAGGAATAACTTGTTGAGTGGTAATATGCTTTGAAGCATTATAGATTACGTAGATGTTGTTGGTGCCAGTAGCTGGCGCACCAGAAAACGTAAGGGTTGTGCCACTTACTGAATATGAACTATCATAAGGTGATTGCTGGACGTTATCAACAAGTACTTCAATATCATTCACACTTCCTACTGTTTGGCTAAGTGTAAAAGCTGTTGTTGATCCATCACCATTAAATGAATCATTTGCTACAGTAAGAGCCTGACCAGCTGCTAGTTGGTTACCAAGCATTCCCATTTTATGTTTGCTCCACAATTGACATAATCACATCCATCGAAGAAGCTGTTGTACTCTTCGCTTTGATTATGTCTCCTGGTTCGAGAATAACTTTTTGCTCTCCACCAATTGGTACTAATGTACCGCCAACTGCAATTGTACCATTCTTAATAATATGGTAGTCATTACCACCAGAAGTTAAGAAAATGTCCGTATTGATTTGCGTATTGGTATGAACATTTGAGCAAGTCATTCCAATAATAATCGTCTTTGTACTAGCTGGACAAGTATACAATGTAGTGGCAGATGTACCAATGTTTTGTGCAAGTTCGTTTTTAAGTGTGTTTGCCATTTTTATCCACCAAAGATTAATGCGTTAAGTAATGAGTTACCGTCATCAACGGTATCGTTTGCTGCAATTTTATTATCAACTTCTGTTTTACTATAACTGTTTGCAGCTAAGAATTGTTTATCAACATGGATTACAATTTCATCGCTAACCGTGGCTGCTGATCCAAGCGTAACGGTATTTGCCGAAAGTGTATAATCAGTAGTATCCAAAAGAACACCGTTCATAAATACACGAACTTCGCTAGTAGCACCAATATCAAGTACAACGCCAGATGCATCTGCACCAGTGAACGCGGTTTGTCCTGATGTTGCGGTATACTTTAAAGTAGCATTCTGTTCAAGTGTACCAGTATTTGGATCGTTACCGATGTATGCCATATTATGTTTGCTCCATAATACTCATTGTTGTATCCAAGCTATTTGCAGTATTAGACTGGACCTTTAATATATCACCAGTTTCTAAAACAATCTTATTTCCTGCCATAACTTCTACAGCAGATCCGGATGGAAGAGGAATATCATTTAAGTACGTGACATTATCTCCATCAGCGTTTTCAATAAGAACTTTTGCTGCAATAGAGGAAGCTACTAAATTAGAAAGAGTCAAACCAATAATAATTGTAGTTGTACTGGCTGGAGATGTATAAACGGTAATAGGTGTATTAGCCGCTGTAGATCCGCCAGTCGCAGTTTTTAGTTTAAATGTATTTGCCATTTGTTTATCCTAATGCGATTGATAATGCTACAGCATCATCTTCAGGGTTAAAAGCTAAATCTGTTTTTGTAATAGATCCATCAACAATTTTTATAGATGTAACACTATTATCAGAAGGAACTGATGCAGTTGTGCCAACATAATATCTTACAACAATTGATGCTCCATTGCCTGGAGCTGCAGTAAATGTCAAAGTTGTACCACTTGCGCTATAAGCCGAAACTGGTGTTTGAAGAACACCAGCAACTGTAACTAAAAGATGCTTACCATCCAGTACACTTTCGGTAAGTGTATAAGCTACTGTTGATCCATCACCTGTAAATGTATCTGACTTAAAGACACTACTATTAAATTTTGAAAAACCTATTGATCCATCTGAAGGAACACCAGTTACACTTACTGGTCCATATACTACTACAGCTTCAGTTCCATTTGGAAGATTAGAAGTAAACGTAATAGTTTGTGGAGATACGCTTGTATCAATTGCATAGTGAGTTGATGGATCTTGAAGAACACCACCAACGTATACCCAAGGCGCAAGTGGAGATCCAACATCACCTGTCAGGTTATATGCAGCAGTTGATCCATTGCCCGTAAAAATATCTCTGGTATAAGCCGAAGCTGCAAGCTTGGCAGCTGTGACTGTACCATCACCAGGTACATTTACTGATGTAAGAGGAGAAGTACCATACGTTTCTATTCGAGCACCAGATACTGGTGCAGTTGTAAATGTAAGTGTGGTACCAGATAAACTAAAATGTGTACCAGGATATTGGATAACACCATCAACAAATACTAGAATATCGTTAGTACCTGCATAAGTGGATGTTAGCGTAAATGCTGTAGTTGTTCCATCACCTGTATTTGAATCTCGAGAGGACTGGCCTAATGTAACACCACCAAATTCAAGTGCGTTTCCAGCAGCATTTACCTGTACAACTTTACCGCCTTGACCACTAAACGTACTTGGTGTTACATCAGTAAGCCCAAGGAAGTTAGTTGATATAGAAGTAAATGACAGATTACCAGAACCATCAGTCTTAATAACTTGGTCAGCTGTACCGTCTGTTGTTGGGAATACTAAAGTACTAGTACTGCCTGAAAGTGTATTTACTTCGAGTCCGTGTTTGACTCGGAATTTCTTATTGGTCGCCATGTTCCCTCTGTTTCACTATCCACAGTGGATGTTATAATTCTATTTATACTTTCGGATACTCCGCTTTTACTGGATCGATCATATCATTCTTCCAAGCATCAATTCCGTGGTGATAAATATAGTCTAATTGTTCTTCAATTGAAGGATATGCTATTTTTCTTTTAGTACTATATTGACTAGGATCTTCTCTTTTTAATCTAGATAGTTCTTGGAACTCTTCAGGAGTGTGTTCTCTTCTAATTACATTTCCATCTTCATACACAAGATACTGTAAATTATTTGTTAGCTCAATATCAGCGTCAGGAATATCAAGCTCAGTATATCCATCGCGAGCTGCAATTTGCTCTTTTACTATTTCTTGAATCTTGTTATCTTTTATATAAACGTACATGATAATTCCTTAATAAGTTGATGGACCCGTTCCGCTTGTAAATGTACCAGTTCCACTAAACTGTTCTCCTCCAGATGCATGGTGAATCAT